GTGACGACGGCGGAACTGGATGTTTGGGAGCCACTTACTGACACCACGAGTGTCTATCCGAACCTGATCGGCTCGCAAGAACCGCGTCTATCCAATTATCCGACGTTTTTTACGTCGATGGCCGATGACGGCATGGATTTCATTGAGACATTCGGGTATCGGCTGCTGCCGTGGCAAGAGGCCTTATTCAGGGCATCGCTCGGTCAGACAAAAGAGAATCTATGGTCGGCGCGCCAAGTCGCTCTCATCGTGACCAGGCAGCAAGGGAAGACCGAGCTGCTTGAGGCGCGCGAAATGTTCGGCCTGTTCGAGCTTAATGAGCGCATTTTCCATACCTCGCAGCAGGCCAAGACGAATACGCAGGCGTGGCAGGCGCTCACGTCAAAGATTGATTCCTATCCCGATCTTGAGGAAATGTGCCTGCCGCATAAGAACGGCGGCGAGGAAGTTTCCATTCGTCGGCGCGGTCGCGGGAATGGGTTCATCCGCTATATCGCGCGGTCACCGAACTCGGGTCGTGGTTTCCGTGACATCGACTTGGTGATGTGTGACGAGGCGTATGCCCTCTCACCTGCCGAGTGGGCCGCACTCGGGCCGACGCAGCGCGCCAATGCCAATCCGCAGACGTGGTTCACCTCGTCAGCGGGCACCGATCAGTCGGAAATGTTGTCCAAGGTCCGTGACGCGGGCGTGGCGCAGGTCGATCCGTCGCTGTTGTTCGCCGAATGGTCGTTGGCTGAGGGGTCGGACCCCTCTGACCGGTCGTTGTGGCCGATCGCGCAGCCCTCCCTTGGTGCACCGTTTTGCACGGTCCGGAACTTGGAGTCTGAGTTCACGACGATGACGTTCGCGGAGTTCGCGCGCGAGCACATGGGCATGTGGGACGACCCGCGCGTCAACTCGGTGATCCCGATGGATTCCTGGGATGAGTGCAAGGTTCCGGATTTGCCGGATGGTTCAGCGCCGGTCGTGGATATGCACTGGACGGTCGCCTCGGTTGATGTGGCCCCAGATCGCGCGTGGGCCTCTATCGCGGTAGCGGGTAAGCGCCCGGACGGGCGAACGCATATCGAGGTTGTGCGGGCCGATCAGGGCGTGAATTGGATTGTGCCGACGATGCAGCGGTTGATTGCGTCATCGACTCCGCCACGCGCGGCGGCGGTGCAGGCCGGTGCGCAAGCCGGTGCGTTCGGCGCGGAGCTTGAACAGGTCGGCTACAAGGTGTACATGCTCTCGCCGCAGGAGATTTCAGCGGCGACAGCGAAATTCCATGACGACATTGTGTCGGGACAGTTGACGCATTTGGACGACGAGACCCTGATTGCGGGTTTGTCCGGCGCGACGAAATACCCCATCGGAAAGATTGAGCATGGCGGTTGGGGCTGGCTGCGTAAAGGAACGTCAGTCGATATTACGGGGATTGTCGCATGTTCTTATGCGAACAGGATTTTGACTTTGGAATCGGCAGAGGAAACTTTGACGAAGAAGAAGCGGTACAGGATGGCATAAATTGGCGATTGAACTACCTTCGGCGATTTCGCACCATGAAGTTCGGAAGTACGTTTCTGATGTCGTGTGGCCGGAGTTCATTCACCGGCGGATGAAGTTGGACAAGATCGCGAACTGGGCTCGTGGCGCGCAGCCGGACTATCTGATTGCCCCGGCCAACAAGGAGAAGCGCGCGCTGCTCAAGCTCGCGAAGACGCCGTGGCTCGGGCTGGTGGTGACCACGTTCACCCAGTGCCTGTTCGTGGACGGCTACCGGGCCGAGGGCGACAAGATGAACGCGCCGGGGCAGTGGCAGACGTGGAACGCCAACAACATGGCCAAGCAGCAGATTGGGATTCACCGCGCCGCGCTGACCTACGGGTACTCGTACGGGCGTGCGCTACCGGGGGTGGCGTTGGACGGCGCGAATCAGGCGACGTTGGCCGGCTTGTCGCCGCGCTCGCTGCTGGCGCTCTATGAGAATCCGGTGTCCGATGAGTATCCGCGCTACGCGTTGGAGCTGATGCACAACGGTTCTACGGTGCGGTTCTACACCGACCAGTACTACTACGACCTGCCCATGCCCACGAGCGGTGAGTTTCCGGTTGATCCGGAGCCGGTGTATCACGGCGTCGGGGTGTGCCCGTTCGTGCGGTACGTGAACATGATGGATCTGGACGGCTTCACGATGGGCGAGGTCGAGTATCTGATTCCGGCTGCCGCCAAGATCGACAAGACCGACTTCGACCGACTACTCGCACAGCATTACAACTCGTGGAAAGTCAAGGTGGCCACCGGCATTGACGAGCTGGACGCGGAGTCAACGCCGGAGGAAGCCCAGCAGGCCAAGTTCAAGTTGGCCCAGGACGACATTCTTATGCACGGCAATCACGAGGCGAAGTTCTACACGCTGCCCGAAACAGCGCTGGACGGCTTCATTGCCTCTCATGAGCAGGATGTGGAATCGCTGGCAAGCAACGCGCAGCTGCCATCCTACCTGCTTACCGGCAAGCTCGCGAATCTGTCCGCAGATGCGCTGACAGCGGCAACGAAGGGCACTACGCAGAAGCTCTATGAGCGTCAGGTGACGTTCGGGTCGGCGCACAACCAGTTGATGCGCCTTGCGGCGCACATCGAGGGCGATGCGGCGGCGGCACGTGATTTCACGGCGTCGGTTTCGTGGCAGGACACACAGATTCGTTCGTTGGCTCAGGCGGTCGATGCCTACGGCAAGGCCGCGCAGATGCTCGGTATGCCCAAGCAGTTCTTGTGGTCGTTGATTCCGGGTATCACGCAGTCGGACGTTGAGGCGATGGAAAAGCATTTCCACGACGACGATCCGGTGACGAAGACATTGCTGTATTGGAACAACGGTCCGGGTCAGGACCCCAATGCGGGCAAGCAGCCGGGAGTTCCGGGTAATGACGGGCTCCGCGTGGCCGCATAACTAAATAGGGGGTTCCGTGGCAACTGAGCGCAAGCCTAAGGAGCCGAAAGCGATTCCGGCGCTTGCTGAATGGTATGGGGCACAGCATGCCGACCAGCAGGACGGTATCGCAGATCAGGTTGCGGCTGGTTTGGGAATCCTTTGGGCCATCCTGCAATTCAACGATCTAGACAAGACCACGCCATCGTGGCTGCACGCTACCACGCTTGAAATTGAGAAGGGCTACCAAGCAAGTAGTCAAGCGGCGTTCGAGTATGTGCAAGCTGCGAAGTGGTCTGTCGATCCGCAGTCCTCGCCGCTGGCGAAGGTGAATGTGCCTTTGCCGGTGGCAGATACGCAGTTGAAGATGCGGGTAACCGGTCCTATTGAGGTCAAGCGCAAGATGCCGGCCCCGGAGCGCGACGCCATGGCTGCGGGCCAGAAGTCGTCCACGGGTGCTGGCGTTACTGCGGCGGTGGATGGCGCGCGTGAGCAGGTGCTTGCCCAGGTGCAGGCCGAATATCGACGGGTTGTCAAGCACGAGGAAAAAGCGTTGGCCTCCAATCCGGTTCGTGATCGGCAGTGGGCGTCTCTCCAGAAATGGGAGGCCGAGCTTGCCGAGCTGCGGGCCAAGGGCACTGCGGAGACTTCGGGGCGTGTGCGTCGGCTCAATGAGCTGATTGCGCCGGTCCGGGAAGCTCTCGGGGACTACACACCATCGGGGACTGCGATGCCGGTGCCCGAGAAGGGGGCCACGCGCGCGAAGCAGGCAGGCCGTGCGCAGCCGTCTGCGGGCGGCAAGACGGCGATTGGGTATGCGCGGGTCACCGACAACGATCCGTGTTACTTCTGCGCTGTGCTGGCCTCGCAAGGGGCCGTCTATTACAGCGAGGATTCATTTGACCGGTCGAACTCGTTGATTCGCGAGGTCACGTGGACGAGTAATAGCGATAAGGGTACGCGGCGCGCGTTCCTTGGTGATGGTCCGGCGAAGGTGCACGACCACTGTCGTTGCACGTTGCGTCCGGTGTATCGGGAAGCCGACAAGTACGACAAGCGTGCCAAGTATTTCTTGGATCAGTGGGACAAGCTGACGGACGGATTGAGTGGCAAGGATGCCATGAACGAATTCCGGCAGAAGTATGTGCCACCTCCACCGTACAGCGCAGATGTGCTGGATATAAAAGAGCGGACGCGAATCATCGCTGACGTTCGCCATAACCGCGAGGCTCTGATGTCGCGCGGGTTCGCGGCGAGTTCGCCGCAAGTCAAGTTTCTTGACAGTTCGATTCGGAAACTAGAAGCAATCTAGGTGCGCGGGACAGTCAACGCGCGATTTATTGGCTGGTTAGAAAAGGAAGATTGTAGTAAATGCCAGAAATTGTGACTCCAGAAGTGGATACCAACACGCCGGTTGATAATCCGGGTAACGGCGATCCGGTGGATAACGGCAAAACCTCAGATGACGATGCGTTCGAGTCGATTGTTCTTGATTCGCAGGAAGCTGTGAACAAGTTCATGCAGAAGCGCATCGCTCGTGTGGAAAAGAAGTACGAGGGATTCGAGGACTTCAAGGCCAAGGCCAGCCAGTTCGATCAACTGGAAGCTGAAAAGGGTTCTGACATCGAGAAGTTGACCCGTCGCGCTGAGAAGGCCGAGAAGGAGCGCAACGAGCTACAGGACAAGGTCACCAAGGCTGAGCGCACTGATCTTGTGCGCGAGATTGCCGACGAGCTGGGCCTGCCCAAGAAGCTGGTTGGCCGTGTACGTGGCGATACCGAGGACGACATTCGGGCAGATATTGCCGATCTTCTGGACAGTGTGCCGTCGCCTACGACGGAGGGTGATTCAAAGAATAAGAAGGATGATGCCGGTAATGACGGCCCTCCTTCCGGTGCTCCCAAGTCGAAGTTGAAGTTCGCCGCTACTGGCGACGAGTCGGACACTTTGAATATCAGTGCCGATGAAGTTTTGAAGCGTGTTCCACGCGGCGGTGGCGGTACTTACTAACTAGCCGCTGTTTAACAACTAAATATTGAAAGTGGGGGGTTTTGTCTCACATTTTTGTGAAGCCCGAGCTTGTTGCCGAGATTGGTATCAAGCAGCTCCAGCGCGAAATTGTTCTGCCTGGACTTGTTTGGACGAATCCGCTGACGAACTTCGGTGGTTCTAAGAACGATACGATCACGGTTCGTATCAAGGCGATCACGACGGCTAATCGTCGCGATTTGCGTTCTGCTGACCGTTCAGTCGTCGCGTCTGATCTGGTCGAGCATTCAATTGCCGTGACGCTGGATAAGCACATTTACGCGGCATTGAAGTTCACCGATGAGCAGCGCACGTTGGACATCGTTGACTACACCGATCAGGTTATCAAGCCGCAGGTCTCTGCTGTCGCCTATGAGCTTGAGGACTATATCGCCGAGCTGATCGAGGGCGCTCCTTATGAGGAGACGTTGCTGATTGATCCGGCGGATACGGTTCCGGCGTTCATTTCTGCCGACCAGCGTCTTGGCGAGAACTTTGTTCCGCAGAACGACCGCGTGTTGGTGGTTGGTTCTTCTGTTGCTGCTGCGCTGGCCAAGGATCACCAGTTCCGTCACGCCGATTGGTCGGGAGATTCGGCGAACACGGCGCTGCGTGATGCTCATGTGGGCCGCTTGGCGGGTATGGACGTGATCAAGTCGCTGGCCATCGCCCCTGACAAGGCGTACGTGTGGCACCGTTCGGCGTTCATCTTGGCCACTCGTGCCCCTGTGGTGCCTGAGGGTGCTCGTGCGGGTGCCTCGTACGCGGTCGGCGGTACGGCGCTGCGCTGGCTGGCTGACTACGACTACTCGCAGTTGGGTGACCGCACGTTGCTTGACGTGTTCGCGGGCCGTCAGCACGTGATCGATCCGAACCGTGGATTTATTCGCGCCGTGGAGCTACAGCTGACGACGGACGGAATCAAGGTTGCCGGTGGCGATTTCGCGCTGTTGACGACCACGGGTACGCGTCAGTTGAAGGTGCGTGACAACAACGGCACCGATGTGACGGCGCGTTCGACGTTCACCTCTGCCACGCCGGCTAAGGCCACGGTTTCTGCTGACGGTCTGGTGACGGGTGTGGCTGCGGGCACGTCGGTGATCACGGCGTCTTACGTTCCACCGCAGGGTGGCGCGGCTAAGACGGCAACCGTGACCGTGACGGTGCCGTAAGCGGGGCGGCGTGATGGCGGGTTTGTTGGCCTCTGTTGACGAGCTACAGACCCTCATGCACACGGAGTTCTCCGGTGAGGCTCGCGAGCAAGCTCAGCTTGTTTTGAGCATTGTGTCCAGTTGGGCACGGGTGGTGTCCGGTCAGCCTTGGCCGGACGCCCCCACCGGGGTTCCCGATGATGTGAGGGCGGTCGTGCTGGCTGCGTCCCGCCGCGAGTTGCGGAATCCAGACCGGGTGATCACCCGGCAGATGGGTCCGTTCAACGTCACCTACAGCGCGCCTCCGGACGGGTTCTTTTACCCGGCTGAGTTGGCGATCCTTAAGCGTTTCAAGCGCAGCGGGGGATTGCGCACGGTAGCGACGACTCGCAGCGATACGCCATGTATGGGGACGGCGTTTCTCCAGTACGGCAGTGGCGATGTGTTGTTCCCGGCGTTCAGCGCGTTCGAGCCGGGGTATGACGAGGCGATCCACGTATGTTGAGCCCCAACGTAACTGAGAAGGTAACTGTATTCCGGGGTAGTACAGACAAATACGGCAATCCGAACAAGGCAGTCCATGGGACTGTTGACGGGGTGTTCGCGTGGGGCGGCTCGCGCGGCAACGGTGCCCGGTTCACACAATCGAACGACCGGCGCGAGGCAGCGGCGATCAACGCGGACTTCTACGTAGCGCGCGGCACTGATGTGCGTGCCCGTGACCGGTTGAAGCGTTCCAACGGCGAGGAATACACCGTTGTGGGACATGCCTTGTGGGACCAGTGCCATCCGATGGATGGGTTTGATTTCGGGTGGATGGTGTTCAATTTGGAGTCGCTCAATGGTTGATAAATTTCCGTTGTTCGATATTGATGTTCCGAGCCCGAATAAGGCTCTGGCGCAAGTGCTTGCCTCTGCTCCGGGGTTGAACGCTGTCTTGATGAAGACTGGCCAAGAGGTAGTTATGCGCTACCAGGCTCATGTGGCGAAGAAGACCGGAAGATTGGCCGATTCGGCTCTGGCACATGTCGTTATGGGCGGGAACAAGAAACGTGACCGCATGGTCGGCAAGGTGACCGTGGGTGGTCAGGCCGCGTTGTCCGACTGGAAGGGTGAGCCGTTCTCGTACGGTCCGATGCATGAGTTTGGTTCTCGCACAAGGAAGATCGACTTTCCGGCCGCCGATGACCTTGCGGAGGTAATGAGGTCGATGTATGAGGGGGTGCGGTAGTGGCTATTGCGTTGCCGTCGTGGTTTGGCCACAACTTTGTCAACGTCGAGAACTTGATGATCGACATTTTCACGAAGGTGTTGCCCGACATTGAGTCTGGGTGCTGGACCCCTGACGGTTGGCTCGATGAGCAGTTACCTGGCGAGGTTGATCCGATGTTGTGGTTCGTCAGGTTGCCTGGCGGGTATGTGGATTGGGACCGTCACCGGGACCAGAGCCTTGTGCAGGTCAGTGCTGTCACGGGCAGTCGTGATGACTCCTGGGACGTGATGAACCTTGTGCGGTCGGTGCTGTTGCCGATGCAGGGCTTCAAGTTCACGATGGCTGACGGGTTCACCGCGCAGATTCACTGTGCGGGGGAGAAGTCGGGGCCGATTCTGCTGACGCCGGGTCAACAGCTCGATACGCGCGTGGTTACCGCCGTATTCGACGTGGGGGTTGGTTTGCGTTATCGCAACAACTATTTGAAAGAAGTCGCCGTGCTTTAGGCGGCAATTAATAACTTAATACAGGAAGCACAACTAAATATGGTGGATTTTTACACGTTGAAGGATGCGCAGGCTGATCTTGCTATTGCGCCTCTCAACTTGACGGTGCTGCTTGCACCCTATTCTGTTGCTCCGGCATTGACGTTGGAATCGCCTACGGATGGATCTTTGGCTGTGCCTGCGGGCTACAAGTCGGTGGGCCATTTCGAGAAGAAGGCCGGTCTTACGCTGGGCAATGAGTTCGATTCCAAGGACATTGAGGCTTACGGTGAGCCTGAGCCGATTCGTACGATTATCAACAAGCGTACGACGACGTTCGAGTTCTCGATGTTCCAGAACCAGCGCAATGTGCTGGAGTTGATCTGGACGCAGGACTTCTCGCATATCCAGCCCTCTGAGTTCGGTGGTGTCGTTCTTGAGGCCCCCAAGGTGCCTAAGAACATCTACTACCGCGCTATTTTGGTCGGTTTGGATGATCGTAACGACCGTGAGGTCTGGACGTACTGGCTGATGCCCAAGGTGAAGCTGGACAAGATCGATAACCAGACGCTCAATGACGACAACGTGATTGAGTACAAGCCAACGATGAAGGCGTTCCGTGATGACACGGTGGGCTATTCGGTGGCGCAGGGCTTCGCTGGTCCGGGCTGGCGCGACCTTGTTGCCACGGCTGGCTTCGGTCAGGCATTGACGGCCATCGACGCCACTCCGGCTACGGCCTCGCTGACGGTTGCCTCTGGTGCTTCGCACACGGTGCAGTTGCTTGTCGAGGGTGACAACGGAATCAATTACACGCCGGACGTGACGTTTACCTCATCTGCGCCTGCGATTGCATCGGTGTCCGCCTCTGGCCTGGTGACGGGAGTGGCTGCCGGTTCGGCAACGATCACGGCGAAGAAGGGTGCGACGTTGACCGACACCGTCAGCGTCACCGTTACCTAGTAACGAATGTGGGGAATGAGGGGGGTAACTTTGCCGGTTGCTCCCCTCTTCCTTTCGTATTTAATTTTTGAAATAGGGGGAAACACTTATGGCACGTGTCAGTGCTGCTACGAAGGTTATCGAGGACGCGGTGAGCGACTTTTTCGCCGAGCTAGTTGGCGAAGTGCGTGTACCGGAGCCGTTGGAGGTCGCGCCGGGAATCGTCTTGACCTGCCCAACTAAGGCTGAGGTCAATGAGCTGATGAAGGCGAAGACCGAAGAAGAGGCACAGAAGCTCATCTTCGGCGACGCGTACGACGAGGCAATGAAGCTGTTCGATCCGCATCCAATTCAGGTGTGGAACAAGTTCATGGACAAGTACAACGAGCATTTCTTCGGGGATAAGTCCAAGGGAAAATAGCGCAAGTCGCTGAACTAGTCGGTCGGTATTGGCGTGCGATTGAATGGGATTTCCAAACAATCGGCGTCAATGCCCTGGACTACTTCGCGGCTCCTTGCCGATGTGCGCAGTGCCGTACATCGAATGAATTTTATCTATGCTTCGCGCCTCGCCGTGACTGGGATCAGTTTCTACGTTTCTACGCCACCTTTGCCTCTATTCGGGGCTCGTACATTCAGTCTGAGATTTTGAATGATCCGGAGGTTATCGAGGCGCAGGCGACTGCGCCAGATGACGAGTGGACGCCGGGATTGCCGCCGTTGTTTGGGTGGAGTCAGCTCATTGATTCGGTGACAAATGTCGCTGATCAGTTGATTGCGTCGCGGGCAACGTCGGACAAAGTTCGGTTTTATCCGCGCCCGGAGATTCCCGCTGTGCGGGAACGTCGGAAGCGTAAGGCCAAGAAGCAGGAAAGCGGCCTAGAGGCTGCGCTTGCGCGCGGAATGGATTTGGCGCACGAGCAGGGTATCGACACGGGGCAGTGGACATACCTGTAAACAACTGAATATTGAGGGGGCGCGGTGGCTGCCGAATTTATCGCCGCCCAGGCATCGGTGCTTTTGGTTCCGAGCATTAAGGGCTTCCGGAACCGTTTGAAGGCACAGCTAGCGACGGTGAATGAATCCGTCAAGATCGAGGTGCAGGCGCAGACTTCCAAAGCTCTCGCCGAGATTGCGGCGGCTAAGGAACTGGCCGAGCGTGAGCCGATCAAGCTACGTGTCGATACCAAGGGTATTACCGAGATTCGGCACAAGTATCAAGATTTGAAGACCGAGTTCCGCAAGGGCTTGACGATCAATGTGGCAGTGGCCGGCGCGTCTCAGTTGTCGGCGCTTGGTCCGGCCTTGGCGGCTCTGAACCAGTCGATTGTGGCGCTGTCGCAGTCATCTCTATTGCTGCCCGGCATTCTGTCGGGTGTTGCGTCGAGTTTCGGCGCGATGGCCGTGGGCTCGCGTGGTGTCACCGATGCGTTCAAGGCGGTTGCGGCGGCGCAGAAAGACTCTGCCGATGCCGCCCGCAAGCAGCGTGACGCTGATCGTGCGGTGGTGGACGCTACGCGCGAGCTGAGTCGGGTCACCAAGGACGCTAAGCGCAACCTTGAGGATCTAAACGAGCAGTTGCGTTCTGCGCCTTTGGATGAGGCTGAGGCCGTCCTGAACTTGCAGGAGGCACGTAGCGAGGCCGCCAAGTCGTTCGGTAAGTCGGCGCTGGAGCAGCAGCGCGACGCGCTGGGTGTGCAGAAAGCCGAGGAAAGCCTTGCCTCTGCCCGTCGCCGTGGCGCTCGTCTAGTCGAGGACGTTGCCGAGGCGAACCGTAAGGGTGTTGCGGGCTCCGATGCGGTGGTTGCCGCCACAGAGCGTTTAGCGAAGGCTAACGAGGACGCTGCACGGGGTGCGACGTCTGTGGCCGATCTTGCCCAAGCGATGGCTAAGTTGTCCCCACACGCACAGGATTTCGTGCAGCGCATCACCTCGCTCCAGGGTGCGTGGGACGGTCTGCGCGGGGCAGTGCAGGATCGTCTGTTCGCCAATCTTGGTAGCGATATTCAGGGTTTGGCGGGCACTAGCCTGCCGATGCTTGAGCGCGGTCTGACCGGTATCGCAGGTTCCATCAACGGCAACTTGCGCACGGCTATCGGGGAGCTGGGCGGCAGCGGCAATCAGTCGATGATTGACCGCATTTTCGGTAACACCGCTGATGCGCAGGAGATTCTAGGTCGTTCGATCAAGCCGTTGATGGATGCGTTCTTGCGTCTGTCAGCGACGGGAAGCAACTTCCTGCCGCGATTGGCTGATGGTTTCGGCGATCTGATGAGCCGGTTTGACCGGTTCATTGTCAGGGCGGAAGCTGATGGCTCACTTGATAAGTGGATCAACGCGGGTATCGACGCGCTCAAGAATCTCGGCAACACGCTGGTCAATGTCGGGTCGATCCTGAACAGCATCTCTGAGGCGTTCACAGGAACGGGCGGTAAGGGCTTCTTGCAGACGTTGCAGGAGGGCACCAAGCGTCTGGCCGATTTCCTGAAAGGTGCCGAGGGGCAGCAGAAGCTACGTCAGTTCTTCTATGAGGCGCGTGCCGAGTTGGCGCGTTGGCGTCCTGCGTTGGAGCAGATTCCGGGCATGATCCGCAACGTTACGCGGGCAGGGCAGTCATGGGCTGAGGGCCTATTGCCGTTCTTGCGTGCGGCTTCTCAGTTGTTGAATCAGCATCCGGGGCTGGTGCAAGCGATTCTGTTTGCGTACTTGGGTTGGCGAACGGTCAGCCCGATTGTCAAGGGTGTCAGCACTGCGCTGGAGGGCATGAAGAAGGCTCTTGATTTCGTCAGTGGCGCGTTCGGCGGTGCTGGCGGTGACGGCGTGAACGGCAAGACCAAGGCGTTCAGCATGTTGATGGGTCCGGGTGGACCTGTCGCGGTGGGTGTGACGGCGATTGCCGCGTTGTTGGTGTCGCAGTACGTGACCGCTCAGCAGGAGGCTGCCGAGTCGGTGGCGTACCACGCCGACATGGTTAGTCGTTTGCGTACCGAAATGGATGGGCTCTCTGGGTCGTTGACGCAGCAGGGCTTGCTTGAGAAGTTGGGTCGAGCCGGCGGTTTCGTTGATCCTAACGAGACGAACGCCAAGCCTCGCGATCTGCCTGGTTTGGCCGATTCGCAGCTCGGGGTTTCCCGTGAGCGTTTCGGGCAGGCTCTTACACCAAGCAATCAGGCTGCGCGTGACGAGGTTATCGGTAAGGCGCGTCAGGCGATCCTTGACGAGCTGAACTCCAAGCAGTTGAAGGATGTCATCGGTTCTTTCGATGCGGACTTCGTTGACCTGCACAACAAGGGCCGAGCCGACGATGATCCGAATAGGATCACCAATGAGCTTCTGGCCAAGGCCGTTACGGGTGATGCGCAGGCGCGCGAGGTATTTGAGAAGGCGAAGCTGCCGTTCACTCTGAGTGATCTGCTCTACGGGTATAACAATCCGTTGGATTGGGTGCCCGGCGCGGATGGGGATACTCCGGGCTTGTCGGAGAAGGCTCGGGCTAGCGCGAGTATCGGCCGATTCGTGATGGACGACACTAATCATGCCAATGAGGTTGGCGCGGACACTCGGGCCAACAATCAGGCCGTCGCGGGCCGTGCGCGTTTCAAGCCCGGTGTCGGTAATCCGTTCGCAGGGCTGGGTAATCCGCAGCCGTACTGGGAGCCAGGCACGCAGGGCGCAGCGGGTATCCGTGTGAGTTCGCCGCTACGTGACTTGCAGAAGGACCAGCCAGGGCTTATCGAGAACATTCGTAAGAATGGTGGCCGGTTCGAGGAACTGGCTGACGGCACGATCATTCATCTTGACCCCGATCGGGCCAAGCTCTACTTGGAGTCCTACGCCTCGGGCGGCATGTTCAAGGGCGCTGGCACAGGCGCATCGGATTCCATGATTGCGCGAGTCTCCAACGGCGAGTTCATCACTAAGGCTTCTTCGGTCGCCAAGTATGGATCGGCGTTCATGCACGCGGTCAACGAGGGCAAGATCGACAAGGCTGACCTTCCGGGGTTTGATATCGGTGGGCAGGTTGGGCCACAGATCATTGCGACACCTCCTAAGCCTCGTACGGACTTGAAGTTCGTTGCGAATGCGCCTGCGGTAGCTTCGGCTCCGATCGCGTCTTCGGCAGTGCCCTCAGTTGCTTCGGTTCCTGTTGCAGCCCCGGCCTTTCCGGATGTTCCGGATACGTCGAATCCGGGTCTCTACGATCCGGCGACGGGCAACTATTCGTCGTTGCCAGCCGATTTGGGTGACGCCGGTGATACGTCGGGGCGCAATGTTCCGCAGTCACCTACGGTGGTGCAGACTGCGCAGGGGCCGCAGATCGCCTCTCCAGGCGGCTATGGTCCTGCACAGTTCGGTGGTTTGGCGCAGTTGCCGGACAATTTGAATCCGGTCAACATTTTGTCGCAGATCGGCGAGATTCTGTTGCAGGCAGTGGCCGGTTTCTTCGGCATCGACCTGTCGTACTTGAATGCAGGTCGCCAGCTCGTTGGCGGTTTGACCAAGCAGGTTAGTGGCGGTGCCGCCAACCCGGACGCGCAGCAGTTGATGGACCAGGTTGCATCGCCGCTGAGCAACAGTGCGTCGGCGTTTCTACCTGAAACCGGCGCGGGCGCTACGGCTTTCCAGCGTGCTTCGGCGATGGCCGATTCGATGCGCGGCAAGCCGTACGTGTGGGGCGGTGGATCACTAGACGGCACAGACTGTTCCGGACTGGTGATGTACGTCGCTGACGCTTATGTCGGTAAGCCGTTCTCTGGGCGCGACGGCGGAACGATGACCGAGGGCGAAAAGTTGCGTGCCCGTGGCGCTGTTCTGATCGGTGATCCCTCGCAGGCCCCTGCGGGCACGCTGCGTATCGGCTGGAATGCTTCGCATACCGCTGGCACGCTGCCCGATGGGCGCAACTTTGAGGCGTCGAACGAGAACACGCCAATCACGATTGGTTCGGGTGCGGCTGGCTATAGCAGCGGGCAGTTCACGAACTGGGCGTACTTCCCGGTTCCGGCGTACGCCAAGGGCGGGTTCTTGTCGGGCGCGGGCACTGGCGCATCGGATTCGATGCTCGCGCGGGTGTCCAATGGTGAGTTCATCACGCGGGCTGCATCTGTGGCCAAGTACGGATCTGGGTTCTTCCATGCCTTGAACGAGGGCAAGATTGATCGCAATTCACTGCCTGGGTTTGACGGCGGTGATTTGGTTCAGGTTCCGGGTGCTCCGCCTCCGGCTCCTAGCCCTGTGGCTGGTCCTAATCCGCCTCCGGCTCCTGCGCCGGCCCCTGCGGCTCAGTCTGCCGGACCGTTGCCTACTGCGGCACAGGCCGCGCAGGCTCCGCAGACCCAAGGGCTACCGACCGACACTGCGACGCAGGCTGTTGGCGATGCGATGTCGAGCCTTGGTTCGGCGCTGGGCGGCGGTAGTGGCGGTGGCGGTGCTTCTCCGGGGGCGCAGGCTCCCGAGGGCGCGAGCGCTGAGCAGGACCCACGTTCAATCCTGGGTGCTGCTCCGAAGAATCAGGATCACAATGCGCCGTGGTTGTCCAAGGGCATCCAGGGCGCGGCGTCAACGATTGGGTCTGCTATCGGTTCAGCGATTGGTGCCGCTGGTGCTGCGGGCGGGGCGTTCGCTCCGGGCAGTGGTGCGGCGGCCAGTGCAGCTGCGTCGATGGCACAAGGTGGTGCTCAGATCGCGGGCCAGGCCGTCAGTGGTGTTGTGAACGTCTTGTCGAGCTTGCTTGTGGGAACGGCTTCGGGGGGCACGACGCAGGGTGCTTATGGCGCTCCGGTGTTGCCGCAGGGTCCTGCGCAGTCGCAGGGGCGTGGGCCGGGAATTGTCAACAACTACGGCGACATTCACACCGCGAACTACGACGAGTTCTACAAGGGGCAGCAGCGTCGTGAAGCGCAGCAGCAGGCACCAATCCTGCCCATGCGGTAACGACGTACTGCGATAACTAAATACGGATACAGGTAACCCCTGTCCGGCGTTCGGTTTTCACCGATCACCGGGCGGGGGTTTCTTGTAGGAAAGACAACTTCAATAAGTGACCGATTACCTGAAAATTGAGTTGACAGGTCGGGATGGTTCGCACTGGGTTCTTTCAGGTCCAGGGATGGGGCAGCAAGGGGTAACCCTTTCCCCCAACTTGCAGCAGTTCTATGACGCTCCGGTTAAGACGCTGTATGTACCGGGTCCTTTTGGTGAGGAATATGCCGGCAAACGTGTTCAGCGTCGCGAGATTGTGTTTTCTGTTCAGGCATGGGATGACGACCCGGATACGTGGCGCACGATTGATTCGGCGTGGCGTTGGGCGTGGGATTACGACGAGGAATCAACGCTCACGGTAACCACGAACGACGGCACCCGTTTTCTGAATGTGCGGCTTATGGAGGAACCAAAGCCGTATTACGAGAAAGATCCGCATATCACGCGGGACAACCCGATCGTGATGACTGTTACGTCCACGTTCCCGTATTGGCAAGAGGAATTTTCCGAAAGCGTTTGGGAAACGTTGCACACCGCTGACCGCACGGTGTTCCCGGTTCGCAATGACGGCGATGTGCCGGTGTGGTTGCGGTGGGCGTTCACTGCGCCGGGGCTGTGGATCGTGCCGGACTTTTCGTGGGGCAACGATCTGTACTCGCGCGGCCAGGAGGACTTGGGGCGCACGCTGCCGCTGCCTGAGTTGCGGGATAACGAGCACGTCTCGGTCGATTCCGATCCGCGCGTGCAGACGATTATCGCGGTCAACGGTGCCCCGGTTCAGCATCGCTGGAAGGGCAACGATCTGCTCTACCCGCTGATGCCGGGTAAGGGTTCTGACCTGCCGGTGCAGCTCAAGAACGCACCGCAAGGCGGCGCGTGCAAGCTGACCGTTCCGCGCTGGTTTTCCCGTCCCTGGTCACGTCCGGGGGCGCGGCTATGACGGCGTGGGCGGACATCCTGGCAGCCAACACGGGCGATCCGTGGAAGGCATTTAAAACTCTTGAGCGCGAGGCCGACCAGGTGCGCGCGCAGCATCACGCATTCCGGCGCGCTAAGCCGCTGATCCGGTTGTGGATGAACGATCCAGACGGCGATGCCGGTCTGGTCTATGTGGGGCGCGTCGATTACGACGACACCATTCGGGGAGCATTCCCGTTCAAGAACAACACGGTAAGTCAGGGCGTTCTCGAATTGCGCGACGACCATTACCTGGCGGTGTGGTTGAAGCAGCTGCCGAACAATCCAGAACTCAAGAAGAACGTCGTTATCACCGTCGATTTCTATGGTGATCAGAAACGTTGGTCTGGTCTGCTGGATAAGTGGACGATTAAGTCCAAGGATCATGTTAAATATTTGGAAGTCACCTTTAATGATGACCTCGCGTTTTTGCAATACCTGCTCTGCCCTCCGAATCCAGCATTACCCATTCCAGTTCTGCAATTTCCACGCATTTTCGCGCTGGCTGGACCGGCGCGCTGGGCAATTTCTGCCCTAATTTTTATCAATCTGTGGCGCGTGCAATCGTCTATTTGGTCGCTTCCTGATGATCCGTTCGATTTGGAATCGTGGGATGACGCCATTGATTGGTCCGACTGGCAGTGCCATGTCAAGGCATCGCCGTGGTTGTTGGACGATTCATCGCTGTGGACTTTCTTGTCCTCGCGAATGAATCCGGTGGATTCGGTCATCGCAGATTCGCTTGATGACGCGCAGCTCACCCTCACGTACCGGCGCATCCTGACCGATGACGGCGAGACGGCGGACGGGCTGATCGGTGTTCCGGGCGGCAACGTCAAGAACGGCGCGTTGGTGTTCGAGGTCGTGGACAACTCGAATGCGACCGCCCTTGAGGGCACGTTCTTTGAGGGCACGATCCTGGACGGCTTTGTCCGGTCGGTGATGGTGTACGGCGGCGGGTTTGTCGAGGACTCGTTGAACGTCGTGAGCGGCGACCAGACATTGGCACCAGACGAGTACTACCGCTCCGGCTGGTTGGCGACGATGGCTAAACAGCCGTGGCTTGTGATCCGCGATAACGAATGGACTCCTATCGAGTCCTCGGACTTGTCGTGGGGTCCGGCCAAGAACGTGGCGGTGGTGGTCGGTGGCGACAATCCGGCAGCGGACGCTATCGCCAAGCTGATCATTGAAACCACCGGAAACCTGTTGGGCTGGCTGCTTTTGGGAGGCTTCTCGGGGGCGGGCGGGATCGCCGCCGACGTGATCATGCCGTTCATTGTCGGCACCATCGCGGCGTGGCTGCACTGGAAGAACACTGGCAGGGCAACGCAACTCGGGTGGGTTCACTACTGGGAGCTGTATCAGCAGGGCGCTGAAAACAACTCGTGGTCGCTGGCGGCTCTGTCGGCGCTGCGAGGCGGGTTCCTGGTGGGCCGTGCCGAGACAGTGCATCTGATGGCGCTGCATGACTCGTGGATTATTCCGGGCCTGCATATCGACATTGGTCAGCGTCTTGGTTCAACAGTTCTGTCTAAGGGTGTCGAGCACATCATCTGGGTCAACCAGTTGGAGGAAATGACGTGCGCCTGGGACAACACGTCCAGTCCTGCGCCTATGTCGTGGGTGCTCAAGGCCGGTAAGTCCGAGCGCGCGCAGTCCATCGGTGAGCGCATGGCTCGTTTGGCGAAAAAGATGAGTGAAGCACTGAACAACGTTGGTGTGCAACTGATTCAGAGCTAGTAGGGGGAGAAGTGGCAAAGACTCAATCTGAGTCCAATATGGAAGATCCTGCGGAGGTTTTCGCGTGGATGTTTACCGCTGGGGTACCGGACCCGCGCGATGGCGGTGAGGGCAAGTTCCGCAATCAGCCGTTGATTCCGCCGGCATGTTTTCCGGCGTTGTCGAAAATGTTGTGGGACTTCGGATGCCGGTTTCATCCCGAATTGCAAACGAAGTGGATCAAGCCCACTGATGGCGCGTTCCGCAATTTCGAGGTGTGGGAGACCGTGGGCGTCAAGCCGCAGGAAGTGATGCCGCAGGTCGCGGCGATGGCTGCCGACCAGTATCCGGAAATGGCTGCGGGGATCGCCGATATGGACCCGGCTGACCACGAGGCGGCGCTGCGTGAGGTTGAGGACAAATTGCTATCTGGTCTGTCGCGGCTGATGAAGGCGCGTGAACAGATGGAGAAGTCGGGGGACTAATCAATGACGATGCCAGATGGGGGTACCGGCCTGACGCCTGGCGCAGGCTGGCTCCATCCCTTCACGGTGAAAAAGGGCATGTCGAAGTTCGAGGGTCGAACCCGTCCGTATGTCGATGAGTACTACAAGACGCAGATTCAGGGCTCTGATCCGTGGAAAACCGCTGCGGACACGTTCTTTCAGAACATTCTCAAGGGATTCGGTGATCTACAGAACTTCTTGACTCTGGTGGTCAAGGCAGCTACGGGCGCTCCGGGCGGGCTTGTGGAGCTGACGGCGTTCTTCGCGGCGCGCTGGAATGACTTGGCCGATGCGTTCGAGCAGGCCATTGAGTCGATTGTTGGGTTGAAGTGGCTACGCGACATTCTTACCGGGATCACCGGAGCCACCGATTCACAGGTGCAGAGCTGGGTCATGCAGCTGTTGACTGCGGCCTCGAATCTGGATGCGGGCAAGGTCATTGGCTTGTTGGCGGCGGCAGTCATCCCAGGTTTGGACGCGTCAAAGATCACCTCAGGTCAGTTCGCGCAGTCCATGGTTGCCGGACTGACCAATGCGTTGGCCAACTTGGTTGACGGGCTAACGAAGGTCGGCAATGACCTCGGCTCAGTCATTAAGGGCTTGTTCGATGGCTGGTTCGGAGGTGGCGGCACCGGTAGTCCGCAGGAGGTCCAGTACACCATTGCGGCGATCAAAGATGCTGTCGTAAATGGGTATACCGTCACGACATTCGTTTCATCGCAAGTCAATTGGGCCACGCCGCAGTGTACGGAGATGGTGGCTGTCCTGATTGGTGGCGGTCAAAATGGTGCCGATGGGGTGGATGGGCCTCAGGGGCCGGGGGCTCTCGGGGGCTCGCACGGCTCCTACATCGTGCAGCAGCTTGTGGTTGCTGATCTTCCCTCGGCACTGGATATCCAAGTTGGCACGGCGGGCAATAGGTCGTATGTGCGGTCGGCGAATGGATCGCACACGGGCGCGATCATTGTTGAGTCTGGTCCTCATGGCTCGTTGGGTGGCACGGCCACCACGTTCGGCTATGCCGGAACTGCGTCTCAGCCAGGAGGTGGCGGTTTCGGCGCGGCTGGCGGCAACACCGTCGGAGGTCGTGAACCGACGCCGGGTGGTCCCGGTGCGCCCAGTACTGCCGCCGTGGGCGGAAGCGCTGGCACCGCTGGTGTCAATGCTGGTGATGGCGGTGACGGGGGCGCTGGCGGGAATGTCTCTGCCGGTGCGTTGACCAAGTGCGGTGGCGGTGGTGGTGGTGGTGGCGGTCGTGGTGGCGGCGGCGCAGCGTTCCAGAGTGCCGGTAACGGTGGCCGTGGCGGGCCTGGCGGCTATCCAGGGGGCGGCGGTGGTGCCGGTGGTGGTCGTGGTCTAAATGCTACGTACGGCAACGGAAATCAGGGGCCTGGCGGGCCTGGCGCTACGGGTGTCGTGTGGTTGTTCTACAGGTAATCGAGGGGGATTGATGATTACGGCTGAACTGGTGGCAGGAATGCTGCCGAACTATTGTCCGACGACGAACCACTACAAGTGTTCAGACGGCAAGTATCTGTTGGTCACTAAGCCGACACTGGATTCTGTTGGGACACTGAATAAGACGTTGGGGATGACGGTTCCTGTGGCGGCGTCGCACCTGCCGGTCCACGTCGATGTGTTCGCCTCCAACGCCAATGCCGAGGTTCTGGACAGTGACGGCGATCCGTCCAACGGACTGACGCCGATCGCGCGCCTGGTGGCCCAGAGCCATGAGGCCGCGCTCAGGGAACTCGGATACATGCTGGCGGTGGCGTAGATGGCACAAGACGTGTACAAGCGGGGCGCAGTCAAGGCGTGCGACGGGGCGGTTGCGATTAAGCGCGAAGACGGTTCGGGACCGATGTCGTGGGCGGTGATGACCATCGAAAATGGCGGCCATTACGGCTCTTTCGATGAAGTAGCCGATTGGGAGGATAGGTGAGCGAATGGCGTTGAAAAAGTTTGTCAAGGACCCTAACGCGGTACTTGACTACACGCTTGATTGGAGTGCGTGGCTTGCCCCTGGCGACACATTGGTGTCTGCGACGGCGACCGCTACGGCGGGGTTGACGGTTGATCAAACCGCGAACACCAATACCGAGGCAACGGTGTGGCTCTCCGGTGGCGGGGCGGGCACGACCTATGACGTGACGGTTCATGTGACGACCGCTGGTGGTCGCCAGGACGACCGGACGATTCAGATTCAGTGCAAGGAGTTGTAGTGCAGCACGAAGACAATGTGCAGCTCTTGGCGATTCGGGCTTGGGCCGATGCTGAGGTAACGCGCGGCGGGCAGTCGCAGGACTAGCTAGCTCGTCTGCGCTTTTTAACAATTGAATAGGGAAAACTGAATATGGCTATTGGAATTTCTGTATCTGGGCTAGCCAACCGAATTCTGGACCATTTGCGTGGCGGTACTGCATGGGCGCAGCCAGCGACGTTGCGTGTGCAGTTGCATACGGGCGACCCTGGCGCGAACGGAACGGCGAATCTGTCTGCGGTGACTACGCGTTCGCAGGCGACGTACGGGCCTGCTGCGGGTGGTGCTATCGCGTTGACGGGCACGAATCCGTCGTGGTCGATGACCGCTACCGAGGACATCAAGTACATCTCTGTGTGGGATGCCGCTACCGGGGGTGTGTTCTTGTGGTCGGCACAGTTGGCAGTCGTTAAGAGTGTGCAGGCGGGCGACTCGTTGACGTTGACGAGTTGCGGTCTGTCGCTTGGTCCTTTGGCGGCGTAAATGGCGTTGGGGCTGACGACGATTACGGCGGTCGGCTCTTACACCTACACGTTGCCTGCCGAAGCTAACCGCGTCGATGTAATCCTCATCGGCGGCGGGGGTGGAGGCGGCGGCGGCGATGGCGGACAGGCCACCACGGGTGAGGGCGGCAAGAAGGGTGCGTGGCAGAGCTACACCCTGACTCGCTCCGATGGCGGGTCGTGGGCTGCCGCGACGGTGAGCGGCATGGTGGGCGCTGCGGGGCCAGCCAGCCCTAGCAAAGAGACAGCCGGAGGTGCGGGGGGTCAAACGTCAGCGACCTTCAATGGGGCAACGGTCACCGCCACTGGTGGTGCCGGCGGTGCGGGCGCATATGCCGGCAATGGGAAGAACACACCAGGTGAGAGTCCGGGAAACACCATCTATAACGGGCAGACCTATAGCGGGGGTACGGGAGGGGCCACGAATACCGCTGGTACTGCTCCCGGCGCTGGTGGCGGGCCGGGATCAGGTGGAATCTTCGGGTCGGCTAATCCGGGCAAAGCCGGGGGAGCTGGCCGCGTGTGGTTCTACGCCTGGTACGAGCCGGTTGCTTGGACGGCTGACACATCGCTGGCAGTAGGTGTCGGCGCGAATGCCGGTGTGCGTTCGAGCTTTTTGGCCTCGGCAGCATTGGCCGTCATGACGGCGGCGAACGTTGTCGGTTCACGGGCAATGTCAGCGAGCGCGAATCTCGGTGTGGCCGCGACGCCTTCCACAGGGCCGAAGTACCTGGCGAATGCGCAAAGCAATCTGGTGATAAACGGTGTCTTCACCGGCACGGTGACGAAGGTTCTCAATGGTGCCGTGAGTCTGGCTATTTCGGCTCTGACCTCGGCTGCGGCGACCGAGCATGATGTTGCGGATTGCGATCTGAATGTGGTCATCTCCCCGTCTGCCGGTATGTCGTCGAGCCAGGGCTTTGAGGGGTCATTGGCTGTTGCCGCTGCCATGGCTGCGGCGGCGTCGCGCGGACAGGATCTTGCTGCTGCGCTGAGCCTGTCGGCGGTTCCGAGCGCGTCCATGACGTACAGGGGTGGCGTTGATTGCAGCCTGGCCGTGAACGTCTTTCCCGAGGCGTCGGCAGCGCGCGATGCTCGCGCAGGGGCGAACCTTGCCGTGGCGGCGGCAGCCAACGTTGACGGTGTTGGTGGTGATACCGGCGATGTGTCATTGGAGATGTCGGCGCAGCTGACGGCCTCGGCGTTGGTCGCGCGACGCGCACGCGCTGACCTCGGCGGGTTGTTCCTGTCGGGGGCGATCCTGGCGGCACTCTGGGAGGCGAGCGCCGACCTGGACGTTGTTGCGGCGATGTACGTCCGCTTCGACAGTCCACGAGAGATTGTCGATGTTGTGTTCGAGGATCGCGCGGTGTTCGTGCTGGCCGACGACCGCTACCTGGTGGTCGGTCCAGATGGCAGGGCGGTGACGGTCCAGTTTCAGGAGCGGACCGCCCTTGTTGACGGCGAAGTGTTCCGTGTCGAGGTTGCGGGGGAATCTCGACGTGTTGTTGTCGCCGGAGAGTTGCGTGTCTGTGCCGCGCCTCCGGAGGTGACTAATAGCACCGTTTAGGGGGTGTTTTTAATTGTTGAGTATCAATCCGATCATGGACTCTTTGAGTTTATCAAAGGGTGCGAGTTTGGATATTCCGTCCCATCGGTTGCGGGGTGATTTCCCTGCGGGCACCGAGGCTGCGCTGGTTTTCACCGATTCTGCGGGGGCAGAGTTGGGCACGTTCGAAGGTTCCGTGGATAAAGTTGGTGTCTCCTTTCTGGAGGAACCGGCCACCGTCAAGGACATTCGGCATGGTGACAATTTTCAGGTATTTCTTACGTTGCCCGATGGGCGCGTGGAGCTGTATCGGTATGGGACTGTTGTTCGGGACGAGCCGAAGTATCCGCTTGAACGGATTATCGATCCGGAGGATACGGCTAAGCAGTACAAGGCAAATTTCCGTGGTAAATACATCGGCCCGATGTGGCGTCCCATGGGCGGTACGGGGTCATTGGAGATTCACGAGCATGCGCTGATTTCACAAGACCCGTCCATGGGTCCGAAATATCCACTGTTTACCTCAGCGGCTGCGCGTTGGTTGTGGCCGATGAATATGGATTCGGTAACCATCGTCGTCAAGGTTCTCAACGTCGGTGCCGGAAAGTTTAACGTCATTATCTGCTCGGACTATGCGATGCAAACCTATATGGGCATCCAGTTCGAGACCGGCATTGTGAACAATAAAGTTCACGTTATCACCGGCAACGGGCCGGTGGCATGGGACTACCAGGGCGATCCGGTGGACAACACGACCGCCAATGGTGACGTGTACACGATCAAGTACAACTTCCTGGCCAACACGCTGGCCTGCTATAAGGGCACCTCGTTGTCGCCGCTTATCGAGTGGGCCGATACGGGGAATTTGATTCCGCATGGTGAGGGGTTCCGTTATACGGGCCTTTCGTGGAATACCGCGCTGTTGTCGCCGGGTGTCGAGCCAACGGCCTGGGAAGCGAAAGACGGTGTGTAGTGGGTGTTTCTGAGCGTATTGACAAGTTTCAGGATGCTATCGCGGACAAGATCGCAGAGAAGGTCGCCGAATGCGTTCCTGGTATCGCAAATCATATTTCAGATTCGATCATTGATGAGTTGGGCGATCTTGCCGAGGGTATTTCCAAGGGAATCATCGTGCAGGTGTCGGGATCGATTAAGGATTTCATCGACAAGTTGAATCCGTTTAAGCGCATTGGGGGGTAATGGGCTCAAAAGATGATTATGCACGCGCGATTATTGCGGAGGGGCGACGAAAGGGCATCACGCCTCGGGGTATTCAAATCGGATTGGCGACCGTGTATGTGGAATCTGATTTCATTATGTATGCGAATGAGGCTGATCCGGATTCATTGAATTATCCGCACGAGGATTTGTCTGAGGATGAGAATTCGACCGGTTTGTTTCAGCAGCGTGCGCCGTGGTGGGGGACGGTGGCTGACCGTATGGATGCTGCCCGTTCTGCGGGTTTGTTCTTTGCAGCCCTGGCCAAGCTTGACTACAACAACCCGTCTCGCAGTCCGGGTTCGTATGCCCAATCGGTACAGCAGTCGGCGTTTCCAGACCGCTACGACCAGCGGTTCAACGACGCCGTTGCTCTCTACAGCAGGCTTGAGGCGAGTGTTGTGGTTGATCGACCAGATTTCAATGAGTATCCGATCTGGTCGGACAATAACCAGAGCCGTGGCGGCACGAAGGTTGACCTGTTCCTACTTCATACGCAAGAAGGAGATAGCAATGCCGATCAGTTGGCGCGCTACTGCGGCAACCCGGCTCCAGGCGGCGATCCGAAAAAGGCTGTCTCCTATCACTACACAGTCAGTGAGGACGCTAACGATCACGGGGTGACGGTGGTCGATGTCGTTGACACAGACTATGCGTCATGGTCGGTAGGGAACGCGAACAACCGGTCAATTAACCTGTGCTTCGCGGGCTCCAAGGCTGCGTGGACACGTCAGGACTGGTTGACCAAGGCACCCAAGGCCATTGCGGCTGCGGCGTACTTGGCCGCGCAGGACTGCAAGAAGTACGGAATCAAGCCGTACGTGATCATTCCGCCGTATGACGGTGATCCGCCGGGGATTTCAGATCATCGGTACGTAACTGAGCACTTGGGGTGGGGAAACCACACCGACGTTGGCGACGGGTTTCCTTGGGATGTCTTTATCGCTGCCGTGAACAAGTACTCCGGAAACGAGACTGTGACACCAGGATTCACGTATCCCTCGACTGAGGTCATGATCCGTGAAATTTGGGAGCAGCTACGTGGACCTGAGGCTAAGGGTTGGCCTCAGCTCGGCAAGAACACCAAGGGGGAGAACCTGTCCCTCGTTGACGCTATCGCAAAGATGGTGGCGTAATGGCCTGGCGTGGATACGAATTGGGCATGACGGACCCCAAAGATGGTGACGGGAACATTGTTCCGGGCGGCATGATCTGGCAGATTCAGGACAAGCTCAAACGGAAGTATGCGAGCTACACCGGTGCCGTGGTGGTGTCTGGACGATATGACGGCGCGACGTTTGCCGCTGTCGGGGAGTTCCAGAATCGGGCCGGACTGATCGGTCACGGCGTCAAGCCGGACGAGGTTGGCATCGCGAACTACGCAACGTTGCTTCGGATGGGTGTTGTCACGACGACGCCACCTCGGGCACCGCTGACGATTTTCACCGCTGCCGGCACCTGGTCGGATATGTGGACGGGTTTGCAAGCCGATGTTGCTCGGGACCTTGACCGGCGCTACTTCTTTTGGCAGCCGATCTGGTACCCGGCCTCATTCGGACCAGTTGGTGGTGGGCCTGCTCCGAGCTACGAGGAATCGGTAACGCTCGGCGTTGAGGAAGGCATTCGCCTTATCAAGGCCACACCGGGCCAGTTCGCGTTGTGCGGCTACAGCCAGGGCGCTGAGGTAGTGGCGCGGATTCTGATCGAACTGGTCTCAGGGCGGCTCAAGGACCGGCTAAAGGACTGTCTGTGGTTCGTTGCGTTCGGCAACCCGGCGCGGCAACCCGGCGTCTGCGTGGGGCGTGATCCTGGTGGCTCCGGTATCTCGGGTATCCGCCTCTTGGTCCCGGAGTCGGTGACGGTGCTGGACTACGCGATTGACGGCGACATGTACTGCACCACACCGGATGGCACCGAGGGCGGAACCAACATGCGCGCGGTCTACAAGGCATTGACAAAGATGCAGATCCACGATCCTGGCCGGGACATCATTTCGGCGCTGACGGGCGATCCGTCGCTGATGCGCCAGTTGATCAAGCTGTTCAGCGATCCAGTCAAGGGTGGGATCGGGTTGGTTGACGCGCTATTCCGGCTGGCGAAATTCGCGATCACCGGGGCACATGGCCGCTACGGGCAGTACGAGGTGTTTCCGGGGATCACGCCGGTTCGGCACGCCATTGAAACATTGAATGCGGATGCCGCTCGATTGTTGGCGGCGTAGATAAGGGGGCCAGCGATGTTGGTTTTTGATGAACAGATTCCGGCCTTGAGCGATGAGTTCGAGGACGATGAGGTAACGCTATTGGCGGTTCGTGGCGGGCGTGTCGATAAGCATTTCCGACGCAACTATTCGTGGGCCAAGCACGCAGCAGATCGCGGGAAGCTATCGAAAATCCGTGTTGTAGTTGAGGTTACGGCGGACTCTTGGGTGCATACCGTGCGCGCTGTTACCTCGGCGCTGTCCGGTCAGAAGCTCCATGCCAGCGGTGAGTTCCGGGTGCTGACGCCGACGAGCGCCAGTGGCGGCGTAACTGCCCAGAAGGTGCAAGAAGCGTTGAAGGAGCTGGCACCGATTCGACAGTTCGTTGTCGGTTCGGTTGCCGATGTGAAGCCTGCCCCGCGTGTGAATGACTCACGCGCCAAGGCCGCTGTCGAGAAGAAGAAGGAGGGGACGCTTAATGAAGGTGTTCGGGCGTAAGCCATCTGACCTGCGCAAGACTGCGGTGGTCGTGCTGGGAGCGCTGACGGTGCTCGTCGCTGCGGTGCCAGCCGGATTGCCTGCACAGCTAGCGGGGGCGATTGCCGCTGCTGGCCTGGCGGTGAAGGCATTGCATTTGTATTTGACGAATCCAAGCGTCGCAGACTTGATCGACTCCACCGACGACGTTACGTCGGGGTCGGGTTAGGGGTAATCGATGGAAGCGGAGTGGGCGAATCTCCTTGCAGCGCACTGGCCCTCGGTGACGCTGGTTGCTGCACTGTTGTTCGGGATTTCTATCTGTGTCCGCTTTCTGGCGTTGACTTCCGAGTCATTTAGCAGGGCGCTGGGTCCGATTGGAAAGTTCATTCGGACTCGGCGCGCTCTATCCAAGGCTGAGGCTGATCTGTTGCGCGATCAGGTTGTTGCCTTGGATGGCCGGGTGAGGTCTTTGTTGTATCGGGATGAGTGTTATTTCGCGTACATGCTGGCCGATCAGGAATGGCACCACCGCCAGGAGTTGCTTGCCGCCGCTCAGGGTTGGGCACTGGAGCGTCACATGCCGTTCCTTGAGTTCCGCGATAAGTGGATGCGCGAACGCGGACTAGAGAAGGAACTTGAGCTTTGGAGGTAACAATCTATTCACCGGATGCCCCATGTCAGGCATGCCGCCTGACGAAACTAAGACTCGATAAGCAGGGCGTTCACTATGTGAGCGTTACCGCTGACGCTGGTCAGATTGCGGCGTTCAAGGCAGATGGACATCAGAGTTTTCCGGTGGTGGTGGTGGATTGCGGCGACGGCGCTACGTGGACATGGGCCGGGTTCCGGCCCGATCACATCGAGCGACTGTCGAACATGTCACGGAAGGATGCGCCGGCAGCGGCGTAAGTGAATTTCACAGACTAGAAGGGCACCGCGTGCTCCCCCTTGTTTCCCCTGGGGGTTGAGCACACGGTGCCCTTCTTTTGTCTACGCTGTATCCCATGGGACCAGGCGATTCGGAACAGGTTGGGGCGATTCTGCACGCGCTCAAGCGAGTTCTCCTTGAACATCACCCGGACCAGACCAGGGGCTACCCAACCAAGTTGGAGTACGCGCAACTTGACGGATACATCGCCTCCAGCGGCTTCAACCGCTGGACAGCCAACGAACGCAAGATGGCATCCGATGCCTGGTACAACGTCCTGACCTCCAGGTTCGGCACCGGAACGCAGCCTACCAACGGCTAAAGTCGCAGGCTGCTAGCACACGTTCTAGGGTCGCGTTGACGGTGGCGCGATGCTACGCTGCGGCAAACTACTTTGTGATGGCCGTCACTAGCCAGGGCGGGGAAGGGGAACTTGATGGCTGCTAGCGCCGGGATGAACGTCAATCCCGCACAGATGCGCCTACATGCCCGCAAACTGGAGACGGTAGCTAATGAGCTGCGGTCAAGTCAGGCTGAGGTGCATGGCGACGTTGCCTCGATCGCGCAAGGTTTCAGCGGGACCGTGGCATCCGGGGCGCTGTCAGAGCTGCTTGATCATTGGGAGCGCCAAACTGCCACCGGGCACAAAGATTTGATGGGAGCCTCGGGGAACCTTGAGGCGAACGCGACCAGTTTCGAGAATCAAGAGGATCGGAACACGCGGCGCTTCGAGTCGGGCGGGGGTCAGTGATGACGGGGATACCTTTGGCGCAAGGCCGCAAGTTCCCTGAGGTCATACATCAGTTTGGTGAGGCAGCCCAAAAGCATGGGAAGAACTGGGCCAATGCATCCGATGAGACGGCAGCAATACGCAACGCCTCCACCGAGCAAGGCGCAGCCGGTGAAGCTGCGCGAGATGCGCTGACGCATTCGGTGACGACGTTCGACGGGGCCAAGATGAAGGCTCACGAACTCGCCCTCGATGCCTGGGCGGTAGAGAACCACGCCGCGAAGGTCAAGCAGGACATCGACCAGCTGCTCGCCGACGCGGAAGCCACGCCTTACCCGTGTCACATTGACGATGTGTCGAACACCGTCACGCGGCCGGCCATCGGTGACCACATGGATAAGAAGCAGCAGCAGGCAGCCGAGAAGAAGTACATCGAAGTCCAAAACCGCCTGCTGCAAGTAGTTGCCGAGCTGGAGACAGTTAGCGAAGAGTTCGCCGTCGTCATCAGAGAAGCCACGAACGGAGACATTCCGCCCGGTGTCAAGGAAGGCTCCGAAGACGCCCAAGCCGTCAAAGCCGCGCTGCGCGACGGTAAGCCGATCCCGCCGGAGGTGTTGGACCGGATAGGCCAGATCACGAATCTTTCGGAGGCCGATAAGAAGGCGTGGGAGGCCGGGAGACTGACCGTTCCGCAGTCCTCCATGGATTACCTGAATTCGTTCTCCCGGTCCCTAGACGGCCAAAGCATCGGGCAGCTCAAAGACATGATGGGCAAGATGCCCGAGCCCGATGCCAAGAACGTGATGAATGGGTTCCAGATGATTTCGGACCCGAAGGTGCAAGCTCCCGGACCCAAGGGCATGAAGGGCAGCTTTGATCGGCTCCCCGATGGCATCAAGAACGTGGCCGCGAACACGCCGAAGCTGGAAGGTGGTACCACGGTCGGTCAGTTCCAGGATTTATTGGGGGACCGCAAAGACTTGGCGGCGATCATGCACAAGGGCAGCGCCGACTTCATGCACGGTTCCGACCTCGACAGGGCTGTTCTCAAGCAGTCAAGCCAGCTTCTCGACGCGATGCCGGGCAAGTCATGGGATTCGGGCGATGGTGCGCTGAACGGTCCGATCAAGGATTCCCGCGAGGCCATCCAATCGATGCTGTCGGCTGCCGGGCGAGACAACATGGCGGTCCACGACCTGGTGGCCGGTGTGGACGGTCACACACCTAACGACAAGTTCATCGGCGAACTGCTCAAACAAGATTGGAATGACAACGGCGCGGGTGCCGGGGCGCTCGCGCACGGAATCCCGGATGTCTCCAATGACCCTTCCCAAGCGGGGGCGGCGCAGCGCGCCGGCGAAACAATCCACGCGATCGACCAGTACGCCGGAAGCCACGGCAAGGACCTGTCCGAAATCACCTTGTCCAGCGGCGAAAAGATGACGTTCGCCGAACTCAACCCCGACTTGGCTAGAGAACTCGGGCAGGCCAACGATCACTTCACCGATGACATGGTAGGCAGGAACCTCGACAACACACGCGGATTTGAACCGTTAGACGAGGTGCGAGGTAAGGACGCGAACATGCCGCACACCCGCGACCTGTTCGGCATTCTGGAAGGCAACCCGGAGGCAGCCAAGGCAATACACGGTTCGGTAGACCAAAATGTGCTTGCCTACCAAGACAATTACGCACATTCCATCGTAGATGGCCCCCGCCCGGACGTGGATTCTTTGACGGCGAGCGGACGTTTACAAGGGCTCGACGATGTGGGTTCATCAATGGCGCATGCCCAGGATGGTAAACTCGATTACAAGAATGCGCTCCAGATATACCAGGACAAATCAGACGCATTCGATGTGTTCAAAAAAGCCGGTGGCGAAATCCCGCAGGTCAAGGACGTTCTTGATAATATCGGCCGCATGCCCGGTGGCGACAATATGCTTAAGGACATGCTCTTGGGGAAGCCCCCTGAGCAATTTATTGAATCACATATCCCGATTAAAGATACTACTGCTATCCAGTATCACATTGCTAAGCAATTGTTTGAGCACGGTTATGGAAACACCGCACTGTTTTCTGACGGATTCCCGCAGTACGGTCAAGATGGTAACATGAATCTCATTCGGGAATATCTGGGAACCGGTATACGTGGGGACATAGGTGAATGGAACGATGCATATCAGGGGGCAATGCCTAAGACGCCGCCGCCGTTTAGTCGCTAGCGTTAGTATGAGGACGCTGTCTGTTTTCTTACCGGCGATCATTCTGGGCGCGTTCCTTTTCACCGGCTGCTTCCCGACGCGGGAACCCGGCCCGTCCGTGCCTAAATCCGTCTACCTGAACTGGCCAGGTCTGCTCAATGACGTTCGTTTCCGGTGGGCAGCTGACCCCGGAATTGATCTTCTGACTGGCCCCGCTGTACCCATTCGTGCCTATATGGAGTCGTGGGCAATTGGGCGTCTCACCCGCACGCCTAGCTCAAATCTGTATCCTGGTTTCGATCGGTCGGTTGCCGCAGACCCAGACGGTGGCCCGATTAGACCGGAAGGTCAAAAGCCAGTTCTAGAGGGACCGTACTTCGGTAATGGTTATTTCCATATTTTGTCTATTGAGCCGTTAGATAAGTCGGCCAACGTCTATGTATGCCAGGGAATGTATAATATTTACCACCCCGCGCCGGATCAACCTGGGAAATTGCAGCCGGTTTCAAGCGATCCTTTCGTGTGGAGGGTTAATCTCAGTAAAGATGGCGAAGAGCCGCCCAAAAAGCCACAGAGCGGACGGTTACCTGCCCCGGTTGATGATGTTTTCAAAGGCTGGCATATTGACCGTGTAACGTACGTGGACGGCGGATACCCCGACTGGGATTTTGCAGAGAAGTTCGATCGGCGGTGCAAGGCTGCCATGCCACATAACTCCGTTCAGCAGAGGCAAATTTCTGAGACGGTCCTCGATTCCCCGCCCAAGACTGAGCCCGCTGTACCCGGCTGGCCGGATAACCAAGCCTGAACACCTAGCCGCGTGCGACCCGAGAGGGAATAAGAAATGTCGGGACCTGAACCCAATCATTTGATTGGGATGGTTGAACAGATGTTTAACCTCGAACATCGACCTGTGATGCCCAAGCTAATAAGCATTCCGGCAGGTGACACAGAAATTGAGCGCTCTATGACTGGGTTGTGTCTTGCGATTAACACGGTCATTGAGACTGACTACACGACACATTTGCATGAATGGGACGAGCGGCGCAATCGGTTGCTGGACTGGCATGAACATCTCCGAGCGCATCCGATTCCCGATACGGCTGAGGCGGTTGGCGCAATCGACCGTGGAGAAATGAGCGTTACGGAAGCGATACTTGGAACTGATCGTTGGAGCGAGATGATGGACGATCTTGCGGCAATGGCCCGTTGGAGTGCGACGCGACACCAGGAGAGCGCGCGGAAGCTGGGCGTCATCGTAGATGCGGAGAAGCGTGCGATAGAGATACGCCATAGAGGCGACGCGCGCGTGCAGCAGATACTTAAGAGCTCCAATCGGAAGCTGAAAAAGCTTGCGGAGGAAGATGTTACGCGACGTGATCAGATAATTGCCGCTGGGCGTCGCGAGGTCGAAGCTGTCAGTGAGGTGGCAGTGAAGCGAACTAATTTGTTAATACGTCAAGTTCTAGATCTGGACGAAAACGTCGCTGTGATTACTACTGCTGAGTGGCTCCGAAAGCATGGGCTTGACAGCTGACGCTCCGGCTAAATAGCCGAGTATGATGTGCATGCGGCTGGGCGGCAACACATAATTCACCCCCCGATTTATGTCCTTACCCGCCCAGCTGCTCCCATAACGTCAAGCGTTAGCGGTTGTCGTCTGAGGTCGTCTGCCCTTGATACCTACAGCGCCGAAGAGCGTCAGGACGCCGATGCCGCCGAGGCCGTACACGGCGAACTTGATGGGTTCGCGTTTGTCAGCGCAAGCCGCGTTGTAGTCGTTGGGTTCCCCGTCGCCACGTAATACCCACTTATACGCATCACCGAATCCGGGGTTACGCGGATGCTGCAATGTCCCACAGCTCACGGTGTGTCCGGCAGCGGTCGCGGTGGGTTCATAGCCAAACCAAAGTCCTGCTGCCACAACGATAAGCACCGCGCCAACAATGCCAACGAACATACGGGGACTCATGCGGCTACTCCAATCGGTAAGGGCCAGGCGGCGGTGTGGATCTTGATGAGCCACCGGTTGATCTTGGTGTAGTCGGGCTCTGGAGGCAAGGGGGAAGTTCCCTCTGCCGTCTGGAGTTCGGCGCGCCAGTGCTCGATTGCGTCGAGTACTTCCGTTTCGGGCACCTTGCCGTGACGAACGTTGAGTAGGTAGTCACGTGCGAGGTCCGTCATCGGCATGGTCATCGTCTGTCGGGTGAGCATTTCGTGGCCTTGAATCAGCAACCGGAGCGCGTGGAACGCGGCCTTGGTGTCGTAGCCGTGCTTGGCGATCAGCTCGGGCCGGTTCGTGCGCGGTGCCTTCTTGCCGGTGAGGCGCGCGTGCATACTGTCGGCGTACCCGACGTGACGCGTCGCCAGCTTGCGTGAGAGGAACATGTCTCGGTTCGCCTGGAGGCCGATGCTGTCGGGCGTCGTGAGGTTCGGCGTGAAAAGCAGCGTCATCACGGTTGGGTTTCCATCGGTGATGAGCTTGACGTACTTGCGCAGGCCGTAATAGGTCGTTTCGCTGTCGCCGGCATCGGACTTGATGCCCTCCGGCTTGTCGCGGTCGCGTACGGCTCCAAGTTCAGGCTGCCAGCCGATTAGGGATTCTGCCGGGTCGATGTAGACGCCCATGTAGTCGTGGTCCGACTCGGCAGTTCCGAGGCCGTGTGCCACTGATCCAATTTCCCCCACGATGACTGGATTGATTACTACCATAAAGATCCCCCCTAAAAAGGGTTGGACCGGGGACGTACCCTCCCAAGGCCGTCCCCGGTCCAACCGGCTCATTTGAACATAGTTGTTGGTTATGCGCCTGCCGATGAAAAAGCAGGCTCAGCACTGGTTTCACTCTTCTTTGCGCGTGTGGTGCGGGTCTTGGTTTCCGGTTGTGGCGCGGCTTGTGCGGCGTCGTATGCGCGCTGAACGGCTGCGGGCACACGCCCTCGTTCTGACACCTCGTGACCGTTCTCCTTGGCCCACGCGCGAATCGCAGCGCTTGGTTGTCCATCGCCACGCGATGCGGAACCGCGACGGCGGCGCTCTTTGGCGACAAGGGTTCCTGCTGTGACGTACTTCTCAAGTACCTTGCGCAGTCCGGCAGCGTTGGTGGCTGACAAATCTATTTCGTACGTTGCGCCGTCGAGTCCGAACTTAACGGTCTCGTCGGCGGTTTTACTTGAGTCGAGGTCGTCAACGATGGTGACGGTTGTCTTCTTGGCCAT